AATTCTGATAATTGTGGATTTGATGGAATACATTTTGAAAATAAATGTGAAAATGTATATGTTTATAATTTAAGTATAGATGAATGTAGTAGGGGTATAAGCATTGGAAGTTGTAAGAATATAAATATTATAAACGCCGTAGTGAATAATTGTACTATTTGGTTGGCAATGTCTAATTTACATAGTAATAATGAAGAAATAAAATTGCAAAATGTTATATTTAATGGTAATAAAGTTATTAATTCTTCTGTTTCATCACAAATGAAAGGATTTGAAATAAATGATATGAAAGATAGTATTTTTAGAGATGTATTTATTACTAATTCCGGTGCAACAGGATATGGCTTTTTAAATTTAGGATTATCTAAATACTTAAAAGATAATAATACTAATTCTAATGGATATATAGATATACAAGGATGTACTTTTGAAAATATAAGAATAAAAGCTGGTACTCATACTATAAC